TTCTTCCGCAGATAGAGCCGTCGTTGCGAAATACTGTATTCAGGATTGTAATCTAGTACACCATCTCATGAATAAAATCGACGTTATTACCGGTTATGTAGAAATGTCTAGGATTTGTTCGGTTCCAATCTCCTATCTAGTATTCCGCGGACAGGGAGTGAAACTAACCAGTTATGTAGCGAAGAAATGTCGAGATAAAAATACATTAATGCCCGATTTAGAAAAGGGGAAAGGTAATGAAGGGTATGAAGGCGCTATCGTCCTTCCTCCCAAATGCGGAATATATATGGATAATCCGGTCGCCTGTGTAGATTATTCGTCTCTATATCCCAGCTCGATGATTTCTCAAAACTATTCTCACGATAGTAAAGTCTGGACGAAGGAGTATGATTTACAAGGGATACTTATTCGAGAAACGGGAGAAAAGGACGCTTCGGGAAAATATATTTATGAAAATCTTCCTGGATACGAATATATTCAAATCGAGTTCGATACATTTAAATGGCTACGAAATCCAGAGAAACCGAAATCCCGCGAAGTGAAAACAAAGGTAGGGAAGAAGGTATGTTGTTGGGCGCAATTGCCGGAAGGTCAGAAATCGATTATGCCCGCAATTCTAGAAGAATTATTACAGGCGAGGTCTGATACAAGAAAACAGGCGAAAATCGAAACCGACCCTTTTATGCAGAATATATTAGATAAACGTCAATTAGGTTATAAAGTAACCGCGAATTCATTATACGGACAATGTGGTGCAAAAACATCGACATTCTATGAAAAAGACGTCGCCGCATCCACTACTGCGACAGGTCGTATGATGATAACCTATGCCAGACGTATTATTGAAGAAGTATATGGGGATCGAGTTTATGAAACCGCTTGTCAAGGACCAGTTAAATGTAAAGCCGAATATATCTACGGAGATTCTGTGGCAAATTATACTGAAGTCAAAGTAAGACGGAATAAATCCGCGATTGTTATGTGTACTATAGAAGATTTATCGAAAGTATACGGAAACTATAAATGGGTAAAATGTAAAGAAGAGGGAAAACAAGAAAAAGAATACTGTGAATTATCCGGTATTGAGTCTTGGACGGAATCTGGATGGACGCCACTATACAGAGTCATTCGACACAAATTAGCGAGTCATAAGAAAATGGTACGAATCATTACTGAAGAAGGTAGTCAGGTCGATGTTACCGACGACCATTCGCTATTGAATCCAGAAGGAGAAGAAATCTCGCCGGATATATGCTCTATTGGAACAGAGCTTTTATCCTGTAAAATGAATCATAAAAAAGGGGTCGAGCGGATCCAACAGATATATACAATACCGTACGAAGGATATGTTTATGACTTAACAACAGAGAACCATCATTTCGCGGCGGGTACTGGAAACCTTATTGTACATAATACGGATTCGGTATTCTTTACATTTAATCTGGAAAATCCCGAAACGGGCGAAAAAGTCAAGGGTAAACCTGCATTAGAAATGACGATTGAAATCGCTCAAGATGCCGCGAATTTATGTACCAAGTATCTAAAACCACCAATGGCACTTGCATACGAGAAAACGCTAATGCCATTCATGCTACTTTCAAAGAAGAGATATGTCGGGATGTTATACGAAGAAGACCCGAATAAGGGAAAACTCAAGTTCATGGGACTCGTTCTTAAACGTCGCGATAATTGCGACCTAGTAAAAGACGTATATGGAGGTGTCTTGGACTATTTGATGAAAGAAGATCTAAAAGGTGCAAGAGACCTCTTAGATAAATCTCTAGAGGATTTGATTGATGGAAAGGTTCCTATGGATAAACTGGCAATTACGAAAGCATTGAGAGGGGATTATAAGAATCCGCAACAAATAGCCCATCGTGTATTGGCCGATAGAATTGGGAAACGAGACCCTGGTAATAAGCCGAAATCGGGAGACCGTATCAAATATATTTATATTGTAAATCCGGATAAGAATGCGTTACAAGGAGATAAAATAGAAACACCCGAATTTATTATCCAAAATAAAATCTCGATCGACTATACCCACTATATTACGAATCAATTGATGAAACCGTTACAGCAACTTTTTGGATTAGCAATTGTACAGATTTTGGAAGGTGATAAAAAAATTCCGATGATACGTACGTATCATAAAGATATGGCTCTCTTAGAAAAAGAATATCCTATGGATGGTAGTGAAACGACAGAGACGTTTATGAAGAAAAAGGAAAAATATTGTTCACAAAAAATAAAAACATTATTATTTGATAAGTTCTTACAGCAGATATTTAATAAACAACACGGAATACGGACATTGGACGGGTTTATAACAAAGAAAAAAACGTGAGTTTCTTCCGTTTTGTTGGTTTTTATTCTCTTATTAAAATTTTACTTGATTTTTCAAAAACTATACTATATCTATCTAATCACACTATATAATCGCAATTATATCAATAGAATGTTATATCTATATATAACATACTACTACTATTTTTTTTATTCAAACGTTTTATTTCATTTTATTATCCATCGCTCTACAGTATGCATAATCAGGCTCATCCAACGGATTCGACAGCTGTTCTCTGTGATCGTCTTGACTACTCATGGAAATTAGTGAAGGCATCGAATCGTCATCAGATGAAACCGACATATTTTCATTTATATTACCCTCTTCCATTTCTGTAAAATGAATAAATGCATTGACTGGTGGATGATTCGTCTGACGCTGAAATACTGGACGGATTGTCTCACGTAATATATCGTCATTCGAGTCCATAAAATTGGAGAGTAAGTCGTTAGCACGGTAAAGATTCGCGTTATTCAATAAACGACGCACTTGGATTAGTGTGCTACGAATCTCTTCGCCTTTTCGAACATCCTCCATAAGACGTGCATTTTCGAGTTCCAACCCCCGAACCCTTTCTTGTAGCATAGAATATTCGTGTTCATAATGATAACTTCGTTGTATACGAGAATAATTCGTCGTATCCATATCCATATGATGCATATTCATATGCATATTTATCTCTTCCTGGTAAGACTCGGGCGTATATGCGTTCTCTCTCTGTGCACCACAGGTAACGCTGCTCATATCAATAACGTAGTTGTTCTCCATATTCATTTGTGTGTATAATGATGTTTAAGATTTCTAAAAAAAAGATTTCAATTTTATACAGCTATTATAAGATTATAAGGATGATAAATAATATATATTTATATTATTTATTTAAGTATATGTATACTATGAGAGATTCGAATAAGAAATATCCATTTCAATTGGGATGTTAAAAGAATAAAATAAGTCGTTTACCGAATTATTAACTAATGGTACACTACGATTTAATTCTGTAGTTATTAAGTTACGTAATATATTTGATAAATTCGATGAATATTGATTTGACGAACTATCTACTATATTATCATTATAGCTATCTAATTCTTCGGATTCGTCATTTGACTGATTAAATTCACGAATATCATATCTACATACAGGACATCTTGTATGAGTCTCAAACCATCGCATTAATCCTACCGTTTGAAATAGATGTTCGCATGTTCGAATTCGACAGATCGATTGTCCTTCTGTAAAATTTTCTAATGTAATAGGACACGAATTTTGAGAGATATCTTCTGACCAAGTAATAATCTCTGTAGCAAGTATAATTTCTTCACTAGTCGGTCTTACGATTACGTCTTCTAAATCAGTATTTGATAGTTGAATCGGCGGTTGTGATCTAAATTGTAGAAGATAATCAGACCATATGTTATTATTTATTGGAATGATTCTATTTGGATTCAACAATCGAGTTGTTACGTTATTTTGATTCTGGGTCGTCGAATTATTACTTACTCTTTCTTGAATCATCGTACTGTATATAGAAATAAGGTCTCTCATATTATTATTATAATCCCGAATATTTTCATTATAATTCTGAATCACTCTTAAAATTTCGATCCTTATAACCGAATTATCCATAATAAAGATATAAAGATTATTTTTTATATTTATTTAAGTATTTGTCACATTATAAATGAGTAAATCTAACATAGATTTATCAAAATATAAAGGGAAAGGTTATACTGGATTAGCGAATATAGGAAATACATGTTTTTTAAATTCTTCAATTCAAGTAATACATCATATATACGAATTGAATGAGATCCTAGATAAAAATATAAAGCCAATACATTCGGATGACGGTTCACTAGTAAACGAATGGAATGAACTTCGCAAATTAATGTGGGAAAATAACGGAATTATTTCTCCAAATAAGTTTGTACATGGAGTTCAGGTACTTGCCGCAAAGAAAAACATGGATATATTTACCGGTTGGGCTCAAAATGATATGCCCGAATTTCTATTATTTATCATGGATTGTATGCATAATGCAATAAAACGTCCAGTAACTATGAAAATAAATGGAAAGCCAGAAAACAATGTAGATAAAACGGCAATTAGATGTTATGAATTATTACAACAGGTATATTCAAAAGAGTATTCTGAAATTATGCAATTGATGTATGGCATTTCGGTAACAACAATTACTGCGATAAATGGAAAAAAACCATATTCTATAAAACCAGAACAATATTTTATTTTAAATTTAGAAGTAATTACCGAGACTGGATTTATACTATATACATTACAAGATTGTTTTAGACATTATACAAAAGAAGAAGCGATTACTGGAGAGAATGCGTGGTATAATGAAAAAACAGGTAAAAAAGAAGATATTAGTAAAATGATTCGATTTTGGAATTTCCCAGATATACTAGTTATCGCATTAAAACGGTTTTCGGTAGATGGTACTAGAAAAATACAAACGAATATTGATATTCCTTTAGATGATTTAGATCTTTCCGAATACGTAATCGGATATAATCCAAAATCATATGTTTATGAATTATTTGGTATATGTAATCACATGGGTGGAGTTATGGGTGGTCATTATACATCATTTGTTAAAAACTCAGAAAATATATGGTTACACTACAATGATACTATTGTCGAACGAATAGAAGTACAAAAACTAATTACGCCAACCGCATATTGTTTATTTTATAGAAAAAAATCTTTATAAATATATAGTTATTAATATAATATTAAATGTTTAGTTTATCTATTGACGATATTATTAATGCGGTATTTAATATAACTGTATTTAGCATACTATTTGCTATTGTAATATATTATTTTATTTCGTATATAATATCTTTTGCAGCATATAGCGGAAAAGATGAAGAAACTATGTTAAGTGGTAGAGGATTAATATTAAATATTTTGTTATTTCCGACAATATTATATATCATTTTTACATTTGATGGAAATACTACATACGATGATACAATCATAAAATTCCAATCATTTTTAAATAATCCTGCGACTATATTTTCTATCCTATCATTCATTCTTGGATTTTATACTATTATTTATGTAATTGGTATTCCTATGACAAATGCTATGAAACCAAGTTCAATCGCATTTATAGATATTATAGCATGGTTTTTATTTATAATCGTATTAATAACCGATTTCTTTAGTATTTTTTTAAATGTTTCTCTAGCAAATGTAATTTTTGGGAATGTATTAAATAAAATAAATGTAAAAGATGTATCATCTGTAAATACGGCAACAATAGATAGTTCGTCTAATGATGAGGTCTTTAATATTTCAAATAATTTGTATACATATGATAATGCTGCTGAAGTATGTTCAATTTATGGAGCTAAATTAGCAACATATGAACAAGTCGAAGAAGCGTATAATCATGGTGGAGAATGGTGTAATTATGGATGGAGTGAAGGTCAAATGGCTTTATTTCCTACACAGAAATCTACCTGGTCTAAATTACAAGGGTCTGAGTCAACTAAAAATACATGTGGACGTCCAGGTGTAAATGGAGGATATATGGAAAATAATGGATTACTATTTGGAGTAAATTGTTTTGGAAAAAAACCTCAAGCAAGTGATTCTGAGTTGAAAAAGATGAAAGCGAATCAAGAAATAAATATACCTATAATTGAAAATCCAGAAGATAAAATAAAACAATCTAGGATGAAGTTCCTAAAGGAAAATAAAGATACATTACTAGTAGTTAACTCTTTTAATAGACAACATTGGAGTGAATTATAAAACTTTGAATTATTTCTTGCGTTTTCGCGTAGTATTCTTTCTCTCTTTTTTCTCGAATGAATTTACGGTAGCAATAGATTGAAATAGTTTTTCAAACATCGTTTTATCTAAAACATCGCCATTTTTACATTCGTAATTTTTTTGATGTTTTATACGTTTCATTGCTAGTCCAAATGGTATAGCTTTATTGTGAAATTGTTTTTTACCACCACCCACGGTAATTCCATTCATTTCATTTTCAATATTAGATATAACTTCAAATCCACCTCTATATATATTTTGGGTTTCATTTATCATATTATCATAAATAATGTTCATTAATAATTATCTATAGTATTCAAATATAAATAATTATATAATATATTTCTTATAACTTATCTTCTTCGACTACGTCTTGATTTACGATTCTTATGCGATTTACGATGTTTACGCGACTTCTTAAATACTCCCATTGTAAAACTACTAAATAGATTCGACATAGACTTTCGTTTACGTCTACCTCCAACTTTCATCGCAATAAAATTACCACCACCAGGTTGCGCATGTTGATCGTTAACACCACCATATGCTTTAACTCCATATTCAGCAGCACCGTCTCCTCCTGTTAGTCTTGGCATTCTATATAAATTATAAGAAGATATTAAAATTCTTAAACAGAATAATTATTAACACTAAAATTATTTTTTATATTTAATAGAATAGATAAAATAGCTAAAATAATAAAAACGAAAAATATATTATATACTGCTATTATCCATAAATATAAATAAATTTCGTTATAAATCATACTAAATATCGGTTTCATTAATAATTCTTTAATATCTGTCTTAATATCTTCATTTTGAAAAAAGTGATTAAATGTATCTTTTAAAGTTTTCATAAAATTATACTAATAACTTTACATATGTTTCAAATGATAAAAATACGCGTTTAGAAAAATTTACAATTTTATTTCATTATGCTATACTATGAGTGATATTTATGATCCAACTTCTAAATTCGATTTTAATAAATTAATATTAAAAAAACCAATTTTAATAAGCGGTAATTACTTTATAAAATATTCCGTCGACGAAAAACCTTTGTATATACAACCTCCTAAATCTTCTATTAAACAACTGATTCTTCATAAATCTTCTAAAAAATCGTATTGTGATTTACAATTCACACAAGAAGATCCGGAATTTATAGAATGGATGGAAACATTAGAACAACATAGTCAAAAAATAATTTTTAGTAATCGTAAAGAATGGTTCGAAAATGATCTTGAAATAGAAGATATTGAAAACTCGTTTACATCTCCAATGAAAGGTTATAAATCCGGTACATACTATGTATGTCGTACAAATATGACACAACGTTTAGGAAAAATAAATGTTAAAATCTACGACGAATCTGAAATGGATATTCCTATAGATGACATTTCTGGAAATATGAATGTTATTACAATTTTAGAAATTCAAGGAATTAAATGCTCTGCCAAAAGTTTTCAAATTGAAATAGAACTAAAGCAAATGATGATACTAAATCAAATAGATTTATTTGATACATGTTTATTAAAAAAATCTAGCGATAAACCAAATGAAAAACCTGAACTGATTGTACCTAATATACAATTCATAGATGATGCTGTATCAAACGTTATTTTAGAAAAACCGTCAGCAGATACTTGTTCTACTTTAGATACCGATTTAGGAAATTCGAATGAGACTATTTTACCAGAAATTGAATCAGAAAAACAACAACAACAACAAGAAGATAACGAGCAAGAACAATTCGTAGAAGAAACAATGAATAATAATACAGAATTAACCGAAATAGATTTTGATTTAGCAGAAATTTCAAATACCGAAACTATAAAAATTAAGGAGAGAAATGATGTATATTATCAACTATATCTAGACGCGAAAAAAAAGGCACGTATTGCTAAAGATTTAGCACTTTCCGCATATTTAGAAGCAAACGAAATTAAAAATAAATATATGTTAGATGTTTCTGATAGTGAGACAGAAGAAGAAGAAGAGGAAGATTCTTAGAGTGAATTTTGAAGTAGAATATTAAACAATATACTTTATTTAGCAAAAATCATTCTACATTATCTGCTAAAAATTAAGGTTTTAGAAAATAAATTTGTCAGGTCTTATTATAAACGAATGTTGAAGGAATTACTTAGCAGA